TCAGGCGGAGTCCACTGGCTCAGCGAATGATCAATCGTCTCGAGACATACAGCGTTCGTGAGGCACGTGCCTTCGAAGAGCACGGCAAGGCTCTCGGTGCCAAGACACAGGACCAGTTTGATCACATCGTCGGCAACAGCTTCGACAATGACCTGGCCAATGAGAAATTCTTGGTTCAGGAGAGCTCCGAGAGGGTGACAATCAGCAAGGCTCAGGCCCGAGTGCTGGGATTGAACACCAGGCCCACCAAGGGTGAACTGATGAGCAAGCTGGATGATTACGGTGACTACCTCGTTCACAAGGAGGCCATGAAGAAGGCCATCGAGGAGCGCATCCAAACGGCAGCGAACTACAGCTACGCCAAGGAGGAACTGTACCGTACAGCGTCGCTTAAGTTCCACATAGATCCAGCAGAAGGGATCAACGCACACCGAAACTGGTACAACGTCATCCACAAGCTGAAGGAAACCTACGACGTCAACCCGGACAAGGCGGACCGGGAATTGATTCGTTTAGCTGCAAGTGTGCTGGACCCTACGCCATGGCTGCGAGCACAGTTGGCACCAGGCGTCAAGTTCACTCTCGGAATGACGAGTCGTGGCCGTGCCGACCTTGCGGTGCGCATCTACGACAAGGTGAAGCATGGTCGCATGCTCAGCGAGACAGAAGCTAAGTGGGCCGAGCAGTTGGGCATGGACTTCGCAAAGCTGAAGGCACCGGAGTCTATTCAGCTCAAGCACGTCGTCCGTGCGTTCCAACCACGAATCACATACCAGCCAGGAGGATTGTTCAGCGGCACAATTGCGATCAAGAACGGAAAGATCGTCCCTCTGATCCGCTTGTATCCCGACGGTACCTTCGGCAGATTGATCCACTTGGAAGCCAAGCTGCGGGCCGGTGCCGTGGAGGATTTCATCAAGGCGTTGCGCAGTCACGATCTCCCGCTCAGTGAGCGTTGGGTCGACGCTCTCAGTCATGTAGCGCAAGAGGATCTGATCACAAGCATCAATGTGTTCCGGAACTCACCATTGCAAGTAAGCCTACGAATGGTAGGTGTCACGCCTGATAGCTTTGCCATCCGTGCCTTGCCAGATAACGACTGGCTGCGGTACAGCTACAGGTTCACGCTCAACACAGCACAGAGGACGGCCATCCAAACTGAGGTGCGCAACCGTCTGCTCGCTGGCGAAAGCATGGACGATATCGTCACCAGTTTGATCACAGGACCAACGAAGGACCTGACCGCACACAAGACGAAGGAGAAGATCGCACGAGAGCTCGTCCGCAAGGAGGCAGCTCAGATTGCCAAGCGTGACATGGACAACTGGGTCGAGGGCATCACGATCCTGCCCAACCTAGGCGGTGGGTTCACCCTTAACGGCATCAGCATCAGCCAGAAGGAAGCATTGATCAAGCTGAAGCTGTTGGGCAACAACCTCCTGATCATTGGCAAGAAGACACACTACGGCTACGACCAACTGCTAGAAATGTGGAAGGAAACCAAGACGCTCTTCGATGATTTCATCAAGACGGTGAGCGAGAGCCAGCTTGGTAGAGTTCGTAGCTTTGATGATGCGACCAAGCTGCTCGGTGATGCTTTCAGGCGTAAGGGTAGCCGTATCGACATCATCAGCGGAGAAGATTTGACGGAAGTAGACCTCAGCTTCGCAAGTCCTCAGGCGCTGAAGAACCCTGCCCTCCGTGATGACCTGGCAAAGTTCCGCCTGGCATGGGAGCGTCAGTTCCCCAACGGACCACTGCCTGAGGTTCACATCGTTGACGTGTTGGACAACCCACTGGAAGCTAGGCCCGGTGCCATCCTCATTCGCAAAGACGTCGCTGACGACTGGGAGTTGCTCGGGCGGTTGCGCCGCAAGGCAGTTCGGCTTGGCCACTTCCCACCTGATACAGAAGCCAGTGTCAACAACCTGATTCATGAAGCTACCCATGCCACACTGCTCAACATGGACGACAAGACGCTAGAGTTCTTGATGCGCCGTGCCATGCAGTCGCAGTCATGGCCGGGGAATCCTGGCAGCTTCGCCAACATTGACATGAGCATTCTCCGAGCAAGGCTCCGCAGCGAGCCGTACCGCAGGCGCATTGCCCGCACGCTCAGCGGGTATGGCAGCACGTCTATCGATGAGTTCTTGAGCGAGGCCATCACCGAGTACTTCGGTAGTGCAAGCCCTCGAGCTATCGCTACTACTGTCGGTGACAACTTCACTGAACTGATGAAGCCCGTCATCAAGCCCAAGGGTCAGTACGGATGGGAGAAGCTAACCAAGAAAGAGATCACTGACCTCTACGACAACAAGATCGCTCAGCATATCAACATCCTCGAGGCTTCAGAGAAGGTGGTGGCTCCAGGGCCACCGACGCACGCTCCGACGTGGTGGTGGCTTGATAATGCGCCGGTAGGTCTCGAAGATCTCGAGATCGACAAGATCCTTCTGAACAACCCGGAGCTCACCGACGACATCACCGAAGGCATGCTGGACATTGTCAAGCTGTTCCCCAATACCAAGCTGCCACGTATCGGGTACCATCCGACGCAAGTGGGCACTCCTCTCCAGCCGGTCAACGCTGCGAACATGTACTACCACCGTGCCGAGAAGAACTTGTTCGTCACTCAGCACAACTTCGAGAACTACAGGCTTGGTCGGGAGCTCCGTGCTTTGGGCGAGCGCATCGGTTGGAGTCCCAAGGGTACGGCCAGCAGTGCCAACACCGTTGTCCACGAAATGGGCCACGTGTTCGTCGGTCGTATGAACGAGGGTCAGTTCGTCAAGGTGTTGGACTTCCTGCGCAACAGTGACCTCATGGGCGCTGGTACCAAGAAAGAGCTCAGTGGGATCTTCAAGGACACCCTCAACTTCGCAGGGAACAACGGATCAAATTCGTCAGAGGGTCTCCAGAACAACATGGGCGAGATGCTCAATGATTGGATCCAGAACGACACCACTGTGAGGACCAAGGTCAGCCGGTACGGTGCCAGTAATCTCCAGGAGCTACTGGCAGAAGCCTTCCTCGATGGAGTGAACAACATCAAGCTGGGCAACGTCACGACCACGACCAAGTTGGTTCGGTTGATCCAAACGTTCGGCCTGTAGCACCAGAGCCGACCCTCCTTGCTACAGTGAGCGCCATGCAAACCGTTGGTCCAGCACTGTGCTCAAGTTGCCTTCGCCTTTCGAAGGATCTCAACCCTGCGCTTGGAATACCAACCACCTGCGAGGCCTACCCCGACGGCATACCTGCGGCGTACCTTACGGGCAGTCAGCCCCACATCGAACCCGACGGGCAAGACGGTGGCCTGGTGTACTTGCGGAACCCAGAGAAGGATGCGTCGTACAATGACTACGTTCAGTTTCACCCAGAGCTCAGGCCGTGACCTTTCGCTTACCAAGCATGTGCGATTCATGCCTACACAAGCAGGAGGATGAAGATGTCTGCGACGCCTTCCCAACCGGAATCCCGCCCAAGTACACTCACGGAGGATTCCCGCACGTTGATCCAGACGTTGACGGAGGAATGGTGTGGAGCCTACGGCCCGAGGCTGAGTGGAGACTGTCTCAGTATCTTGCGTTCTGGCATCAACCTGATCTGGACACTGGTTGATATGAACATCAGAACCGGCGCAGTGCGAGACGCTACCCTGGACATGCTCGGCATGGGTGACGGAGAAGTCGACCTGGTCGAGCTCAGCAGCAAACTGACGAAAAGGATGGTGGCAGATGTCTGCTTTGAACTTAAAGTCAATCTCCCAGACGGTTGAGAAGTACATGCTGGACGAGGTGACCGTTCGTCGCCCCGACCCGCACCCTGCATTGGATGGCACGACGCTGCTCATCACGAAGACGTACACCGAGATCTACAATGGCAAGGCTTTCATTGTTCCTGAGGGCACACCATACCCAACGAGCATCGGCGGACAGCAGACCAGTGACACTCGCTTCGAGATTGCCATCCCCGCAGAGGCAGAGCTCGTCATGCCCAACGACGAGATCACATGCGACACCAGTCAGTACAACCCCGGCATGGAAGGCGTAGTGTTCATCGTCGTGGGCCAGGTGGAGTCAACCTTCTACACGCACCGTCGCCTCACATGCTTCAAGAAGCAAGACGCCTCGTGAACGTGAGCACGGACTTCGGGCAAGTAGGCAAGTTGTTCGGACACATGAGGTCATTCGTAAGTGCCTTCCCAGATGCACTCGACATCTACAACGACAAGGCTACGGAGAGATTGCTCCAGCTTGTGCGACAGCATGCCAGCGGCAGACCAGGACCGAACGTGGTAACCGGGCGCTACCTTGCCAACTTCATGATTGTAGATGGCAAGGTCGTGAACCCAAGCCCGCAGACCCGTCGTCTGGAGTACGGGTTCGTTGGAACGGATGCGCTAGGGAGAATGTACCATCAGCCACCGTTCCCGCACTTCCGTCCGGCGCTCGAAGAGATGCGTGCGGAGTACCGACGTGGTATTGTGCCACTCATCCGCACCACCTGGAACGCCACGGACTCATGACCTTCAAGATCGATGACACAACCGAGAGCCTACTGACCCAACTGATTGCATTGACGGGTCACAAGTTCGGCGACGGTGAGATGCCAGACCCTGAGCCAGCGGCCAATGAGCCATACGGAATCCTGTACTCCATCCCCGGTGGCATGAGCTACGGGAGCATGGCTGGTGAACTGGAGAACGCCACGGTCATCTACCAGATCAAGATCGTTGGGCACACGAATTCGCAGTGCCGGAAATTTCAACAAAAAATTCACGCCAGTTTGGAGCTCTCGTGGTTCAGTATTGCTGGCTGCATGGGTCCGGCACGCATGGCCGTCGGCGGTATAGTGAAGGAGGACGAGCGCACGTTCGTCGCCAACGACACTCTCTACATGGAGATCACACAATGAGGAGGAATGAATGAATCGTATCGACGAGACCGGCGTGGAATGGGTGACCATGACACACGCAGGTTCCGGCGGTGAAGCCGAAGCCACCAAGACCGCCTACGAGGAGGTCTGGAAAGACAAGGGCTGGACCCTGAAGGACACCGGCGCAGACGCCGTTGTTCCCGTGGGTGACGTCCCCGCAGATGCCGGTACCATGAGGGTACCGGAGGCACAACAGAAGGAGGAACCGCATGCCTAGGTTCATGCGAAAGGGGAAGACGAAGATCTTCTTCGTCCCCACAATCGCTGTACTGGCATCGCCGACGGCGGTCGAAGTGAACGCAGGAACCCAGTTGGATACTCAGCTCGCTGAGATCAACGGTTTCAACTTCACGAACACCGCAATCGACACGCCAGACATGGCGACCAGCTTCGTCAGCAAGATCCCGGGAGAAGACACCGTGGGCGACAGCAACATGTCGTTCTACGAGTTGACGGATACCAACCCCATTGGCACTGCATTGGCCAAGGGTACGGTCGGCAACGTCGTGATCTTCTCGGCAGGACTTGTCGGAGCCATCCCTGCGGCAGCAGACAAGGCCGAAGTTTGGCCGACGATTGTTGCCAGCAACAGCAAGATGTACACCGTGGGCAACGAAGCGGCGAAGTACCAGGTCGTGTTCACGAACACGGCAGCACCAGTCGCAGCCACGCTGACCTGATCCGACATACGACACAAGGACACATGACACATGAAACAACCACTCGACCATCAGCGCAGTCTCAAGAAGCCTGTCCGTAAAGCGGTGTGGATCGCTGGGGACTCTGAGCTCGCTGATGAGCTGTCTGAACTGGAAGCGGCCCTCTCACGAGCCAAGTTTCTCTTCGAAGCAATGAAGGAAGACAACCCTCGCCGAGAGGCCGCTCTCCAGGACTGGACAGAGGCCGAAGAAGAAATGGCACTCAAGAAAGAAGAGCTCCGAGCAACGTCGATCAAGTTCCTGTTCCAGGGAATGAGTCCCAAGGCTTACGACAAGTTGCTCAGCCAGCACCCGCCCACCGAAGAGCAACAGAAGAAAGCCAAGGACGCCGGGCAAGAGGCACCGTTCAACGAGGAGACCTTGCCCTATGCCTTGATCGTGGCATGCTGCATCGAGCCAGACATGGAGCCAGGCGACCTGCTGGAATGGCTGAACGACGGCAGTTTCAACCAGGCCGAAATCATGGCTCTATTCCTCGGTGCCACTGAAGTCAACCAGTCTCGCAAGATCCTCAACCTGGGAAAAGGCTAGACTACGACTTCGTCTACCGGATGGAGATGGAATACTGTGCGCCGCTAGGCATTCCACACAGTCATTTCCTGGCTTGGTCGCCAGAAGATCGTAGTAAGGCCATCAGCTACATAGCTTGGAAGAATAAGTTCTGTAGTGGTTGCGGCACCGACCCGGCAACCTGGCTAGACGTGGACGGCACGGCGATAGAACCGCCGCCGTACATGGCAGAGACGCAACACTGCCTCGGATGCGCTACCCTAGAGGAAGCACGAGCAACCCTGCCGAAGGATGTAGGGCAATCGTACAAGACTTACCTCAGAAGGGCTACGCTGGAGGATGTGGAGCAATGGCAGATGAAACCGTCTCTGTAGGGCTAACCGCCGATAGTCGTAGCTTCATTGAATCGTTCAACAAGGGTGCTGAGGCGGTAAAGAATCTACACAGCGCCGGTCAGTCTCTGGCAAGCGGGTTCCGCAAAGCCGGAGCAATGATCCAAGGCACAGCGGATGCCATCGCAGCTTCGATGAAGAAAGCGGCTTACGTCGGAGCCGCAGCTATTGGTGGCATCGGCTTTGCAGTTCATCGCAGCCTCGCCAACTTCAAAGAATTTGAAACGGCCATGGCCAACGTGTCCACGGTCATGGATCTTTCTGTGGTGAGTCTTGGAACCATGAGCGACGCTGTCATGAGAATGACGAGTGACTTTCCTCAGTCTGCCGAAGAACTGGCAAGTGGTCTGTACGAAGTGTACTCGGCTGGCTTCAAGGGCGCTGCGGCCATGGAGGTTCTTGAAGCCACTGCCAAGCTGAGCACGGCGGGTCTCATGGATATGCAGACGGCGGTAAGGGGCACCGTCAGCATCATGAACGCCTACAACCTCGGAGCCAACAGTGCCGCAGCCGTCACCGATGTGATCTTCAAGGCTGTTGAAGTTGGCCAGATGACAGCCGATGAGTTCACTCAGAACATCGGTGATTGGGCCTCGGCAGCTAGTAGCTTGGGAATTCCTTTCGAGAGCGCCGCTGCTGCGATGGCCACCATGACGACCAAGGGCGCACTCCCGGCCATGCAAGCGGCCACAAGCCTGTCGGCAATCTTCCGGGCATTGATCAAGCCAAGCGACGAGATGGCCAAGACCATCAAGCGCCAAGGCTTCGAGAGTGGCAAGGCCATGCTCCAGAACTTGGGACTGGCAAAGACACTCGGAACCCTGTGGGAAGCTTCTGGAAAGACAGAGAGCGGGTTCGCTCAATTGTTCCAAGAGAGCGAAGGGTTCAAGGGTGCGTTGGGCTTGGTCAACAGCGGATACGAAATGCTCAACGAGACGCAGGCAGAGTTCAATAGCAGAGCGGCAACAGCGGGCACCGTGTCTGAAGCATTCACGAAGCAGATGGGCACCCTGGCCAACAAGTCCAAGCTGCTCGGCAATGAGCTCCGTCAAATGGGCTACGAAATGGGCAAGGTCATCGCTCCCCTCGCCGAGGTGTTCGTTGTCGCAGGAACCTCGATGCTGCACATGGTCAACAGCTTGCCCGAGCCTCTCCGCAGTGTGGTCGCAGTTCTACAACTGATGGCACCGGCACTTGTGGTGGCCGGGGGACTGTTGGCAGCGATGGCCCTCAAGACCCTCGTGTGGACGAAGACGATGGCTCAGATAGGTAAACTGAGTTTCGTCAATGCAAGCATGGCAGCTTGGATCGGCAAGGTGGGCGCAGCCGGTGGCCCCATCAAATTCTTGAGGCTCGAGGTAATCAAGTTCGCAGCGGCTGACGCCGCCATGCGGAGCAGCATGATGCGCACCGTCACGACGGCTGGCTTGTACGCTGCCGGGTTCGCCGTAGCAGTCGTCGCCATCAGCAGTCTGATCGGTGCCATCAGCAATGCTAAGCAACACGCCGCAGAACTGAAGGCAAGCTTCATCACGCCAGACGCCGGACAGATCAACACCTTCAAGGACCTTGCCACTGCATACGACGACGCTGTCCGGGCGAACAACGAAGCCTATGACAAGAGCGGAGGCAACAGTTTCCTGAATGACGTGCTGGCTAGCCTTCAGATGATCTCTCCGTTCACTGAGAACACGAAGATCAATGCGAAGATGGCAAGCGACGCCATGGCCGACCTTGCCGGTGAGTATCAAACCCTGGCACAAGCCGCCGTTTATTTCAGTGACATGACCGGGCTCAGTACCGACCAGGTTTTGCAGGGTTTGAATCAGATGGCTGCTGACGGAACAGTCAGCATCTCCACATTGATTGTGGAATACGAAAAGTGGATGGAGCTCGTCAGAAATCCTGACGTCACCGCTTTCGAACAAGCCAAGGCGCTAGTCAATGAAACAGCTAGAGCACTCGGGGTTGAACCACCCAAGGTTGACCCCAAGGACTACATGGATCCAAAGACCGCTGGTGAATGGGAGCGTCTCAATGGGATCTTTGGTAACACCCAGGCTGAGCTCGAGAAGGTCGCTGAGAAGCAAGCCGTAGTCAAGGTCGCTATGGAAAGTGCTAGCGCCTCGGCGCAGGACTATGCCCTGGCGATGATCGCACTTGCAGACAGCGCCAGCACTGCCAATGACAAGCTGACAGCGTTCAGCACCATCATCGGGCAGTTGCTCGGGAACACCGTTGACATGCGGGACAGTCAGTCAGCATTCATTCAGTCCATCGAGAAGGCTGGACAGGCCATGGTGGACAACGGTGCCAACTTCGACATCACCACGGCTAAGGGTCAAGCACTGCAAGAAAGTATCAGTGCGGCAAGCAAGGCAACGGCGGCACTTGCCGAAGAAACTGTACGGCAATCCGGCAACACGAACGACGCTATCCCGATCATCAGTAGCTACGTGCAAGGCATGGTCGGCGTGGCACAGCAAGCCGGATGGAGCGAAGATTCAATCGCCCAGATGATCGCTGTCATGGGGATGACTCCGGAGACTATTCAGTCCATCATCTCTCTGCCAGGTATCGATCCCGAGATGGCCAAGCTGCTCACGTTGGCCGGACAACTCGGTGGCCTGAACGGTTACGTAGCGCAAGCCGGTGTGAACGTGACCGTCCGTGTGGGCATGGTTCAAGACACGGGTATCGGTCAAACCAGCCGAGCCTACGCCAACAGTCCTGCCGGTGCTCAGGCGGGGCTCGGGCAGACTCCAGCGCAAGCTGCTCAGGCTGCGGTTGACAATCTGCTCAAGGGAATCATGAGCAACATTCCGAAGACCGCTGCGAAGGGTGGTGGTGGTGGCGGTGGTGGCGGTGGCGCTGCCAAGTGGAAGCCAACCCGTGAGCAGTTGAAGAACATGCAAGCGGCGCTCGCAGCACCAGTGCTAGAAATGTTGACGGGTGACCTCGGTGCCACCTGGCAGAAGCAGATGGCCGACCAATGGTTCGAAGCCACAACCAAGAACATGCTCTCCACCGGCAAGACCCGCCTCGGTGCTGGAATCCTCAAAGAGGCACAGGCCTCAGGCACCGACCCCGATGAGCAGTTCGCTAGGGCGGCGCAGGATTATGCACGGTTGACCAAGCTGGTCGGTGCTGCCAACGCCGATGTTGTGTTGGGAATGACCGACAACCTCGACGCCTTCAGTAAGTACGTGGATGCCGTGGAAGAGATGATCAAGCACCAGCAGGACGTGGAAGACTGGAAGGCTGAAAGAGGAGAGATCGACCTTGCCGCATACAAGGTTCTCCTCGAAGCCCGCCTTGCAACGCTGGAGGCATACACCGATGATTGGATGAGCGTTCAGGATCAGATCAAGACCGTCGAAGAGGACATGAAAGAAAAGGCTAAGGAAGCCCTGGACGAAGAGAAGCGTCTGCAAGAGGCTCGCCTTGCCCTCAGCGAGATCAGCAAGGCTGACTACCTCGTGTATCTGCGGAGCCGCCTGGCGGCGCTGGACAAGTACAGCGACGAATACATGTCCATCTGGCGTGAGATCCAGGATCTCGAGAAGCAGATCATCGACGACACCAAGAACAGCACTGACTCCATCAAAAGTTTCGCTGACGATGTTAAGCGTGCGTTCGATGACATCAAGAAGTCTGTCGAGGACCCAATGATCAGAGCCACTAGTTTGATCGCAGCCTTTGGCGATCAGGCCACCGTGACTCAAGAACAGATCCAAGGTTTCTACAGCCACATGCTCGAGGGTACTCAGCGGTGGGTCACGGTCATCAAGGCACTGAAGGAAGCTGGCGTCAACAAGTCGTTCCTCAACGAACTGATCCAGGCCGGTCCACAATCTCTCAGCTTTGCTGAACAAGTGTTGGCCATGGGTCCTGGTGGCATCAGCATGATCAATCAGAGCATGGCTGACATTGCAGCGTTGGCCGGGGACCTCGGCACCAACATCGCCACGGGCAGCATCGGCACTCTGAACCAGAACGACCAGTCGGTTACCATCCAGGTCGGCGACGTCAGCATCGTTGGTGAAATGCCAGGCGGTGTCACGATTGAGCAGGTGCAAGCGGCCATCACTGCGGCGCTAAGCGGAGTAGCTGTTCAGGTAGCAAACCGCCAGACAACAGGAGCAGCGTCAGGAACTCAGCCAGCGGGCACCGTCTGACACAAACGGTGTAGGCTACCTAGTCATGACAGCGCCGTTCGCACCAGAGCTCTTGATCCCGAAGAACAAGGGTGCCAGTGCTGCCGCCAGTGTGAACCTCCAGTGGAAGTTCCGCAGCGTGGTAGCTGGAGATGGAATGGTGACCTATGCCATCCGCCGCAGAGCCATGACACCCACGGTCGGGGCATACGAATACTGGACGGGTGCAGCATGGGGAGCAGAGACTTTCATCGCAGGGCCAGTGGCCCCGAACCTCGTCCAGGACGGCATGACATTCAGTACAACTATCACCACTGGCTGGACCACGGACAAGGTGTATCAGTGGTCTGTCAAGGTTCGCAACGCAGCGGCGGAAGCAAGTCCGTATGCTGATGACAACTTGATCCAGATCCATGCTGCCCCGAGCATGGCGATCACGGTCAGCAGTGCGACCGTCAGCCGTCCCTCCCTAGCGTGGGTGTGGGCAGGGGCGGCTGGCTACTATCAGAAGACGTACCGGCTCGCAATCTTCACAGCAGCCATCCGCAACTCCTTCGGATTCGATTCCAGCAGTTCTGTTTGGCAGGCGCTTGCCACCTGGATCATGCCAGCGGATAAGTACTCAGCCACCGACTGGAAGCAAGCCATCGATGCCGACCTCGTCAGTGGAACGCAGTATTACTACTTCTACAAGACGACAGACAACAGTGATCTTTCAAGTGGCTGGGTCGAGAGTGGAAACTTCACTCCCACGTACACGGCAGTTCCCGCTCCAACGATTCAGCTCACGCCTGACGTTGTAAATGGTATTGTGACCTCGGTAGTTCGAAGCAGCTTCAACCTTCTCGGAGACAATAGCTCGATCTTCAGCACTGGTATCGACAACTGGGTCGGTAGTTTGAACTGCCAGTCTAGTTGGGGCGGTGCCGGACTGCAGAAACTTCTGTTGACCTGCGGCGGAATGAGCTATGCGGCTCTTGATGCTGCCCACACGACCTACACTGCGGAAGATACCGCCTACGCCACGTATGCCGTGGAACAGGGCACGCAGGCTGCTCCCACCGGAACTGCTCGTGGCCTCAGCGGTGACCAGGCTGGAGAACGCATTGCTGTTGCTGCTGGTATCGCCTACAGTGCCATCGCAACAGTGAACAATCAGGCGGCAACAAACCGAACGGGTAAGCTGGGGATCCGTTGGTACAAGGCTGACAACAGTGCATCGGCGATCACAGCACTGAGCCAAGGCACCGGAGTAACGCTGGGCAACAACACAGATACATTCGTATCAGTTCAGAACGTAACCAGTCCTGCCGATGCTGCATGGGCAGCGATTGAGTTCGAATGGACCACGGCGGCTGTCGGTGATGTGATGCGTCTTGATGACGTAGCAATCGCCAGTACCACCAGCATCTCGTGGAGCCCTAGCGGACAGAACTTCGACATCACATTCGTGCTCGAGCGTAGCACTGATCAGGTGACGTGGACTCCAGTATGGGGCATGAGCAAGGCAGCGCCACGTGTCAGCGATAGTGGTGCGGTCAGCCAGGCCACTGTCGTTGATCGCAGCGTGCCCCTGGGCACTAACACGATCTACTATCGGGCCTATGCCATCAGCAAGTTCAGCAGCGCACCTATCTGGAGCGCCCTCGCCACGACAAGTATTCCAGGCATGGATCCTGTGAAGTGGTGGCTGCGCCGCACGTCCCGCAGTGACCACGATGTCCGAGTGATCGTCAACCAGATCAGCATAGACCAGAACGTTCAGCGTGACGTGGTCGAGCCAGAAGGCCAAGCCAATGCCATCGTGAACTTCAGTAGCACGCCGAAGACTCAGGTGATGTCCGTCAGTATGTTGAGCCTGGACAAAGTCACATACGAACTTGTGTTGGAGGCTCTCACCGCTGACGAAACACTGTACCTACAAACGAACCTTGACGGTTACGGGTATTACCTCAGGGTCATAGACAGCATCAAGCGTTCTCAGAAGAGGGCCGCTGCTCCAGCCGGTGGGTTCAGTGCGGTACGCAACTTGTTTGATATTCAATTTGCCGCCGTCATCGTTGGGGCATTCGTCTGATGCAGTTCAGCACCACGGCCTTTGCCACGAACCTAGCTGCCGGTGCCAAGACTGCGGCACGGGTGGTGGTGTCCCTCGGTAGCAAGGTCAAAGAAGACACTTACTACGGCGGAGACAGCCTGTTGCTGATCTCAGACAGTAGCAAGGTTGACTATGATCGTCTGAGCGACAGCCGCTCCACAGCAGAGCTTAGGTTCTTGGTACGCAACAGCGCCGCACAAGATCTGATCGACCCGGTCTTCTATCCAGAAGTTGCCATCTACAGTGGTGTCGAAGTCGGTGGGCTCATGGAGTGGATAGACATGGGCACCATGGGGATCTATGACGTGTCGTTCGAGCGCACCAGCCATGGAGTATTCGCTACGTGTCAGGTGGGTGACCGTAGTACTCGTGTTCGTGACAACCCATGGAAGAAACCGTTCCAGATTGCGGCAGGGATCGACTACTACACCGGCATCGTGAACATCATTACCGACAGAGCTCGAGGGTTCACTCCTGAATACAACATCAGCAGCAGTGCGCTCACGACTCCCAGCATG